AGTGTAGATGTTATCAAGACCATTCAATCCGTTAACTTTAACGATTCTCATGTTTGTTCCTGGAAGGATCAACTCATTCAAATCACCAATGTTTGCTGGATTGTAGTGGAATAAATTATCATCAACCAAGTTCTTAGTCAAGTAGTTGAAATTCTCACGTCCAGTGAAACAGATAAAGTCATTAGCCTCAGCAACATTTGCTGGAGTCTCAACAAAACAATTGTAGAATACATCAAATGCATTAGATGCAGAGATGCTTGCAACTGATGTTGTATTCAAGTTAACACATCCATTTGCAGTTGTCAAGAATTGACGGAATCCATTCATGAAAGCCAAGTTACCTGATCCAGTAGCTTTGTTACCTTTCCAGATTAATTTGTCTAATTCAAATGAATGTAACTGCAATAAGTAGTTAATTATTTGTTGCTCAAATGGAAGAGTCTTATCCTCAGCAGATGCTCCTGGACGTAGACCTAATTGAGTCCAGAATCCATCAAGATCTTTCTGACAGAAAGACTTCATATAACCAAGAGTCTCAACTGCAATAGCTCGGTCAGTGAATACTGTATCTCCTGATGGAGTCATTGTACAATCACCAGCTTGATAAACAACTGAGTCATCCATTAATTTCAATTCTTGAGATCCTTTGATCCCTTGTTGAATTGATACATATTGTAATGTGCGAGCTTCAGTTACTGACTTAACAATTAAGTCCTCTCTTTGCTCATCAACATAAGCTGCAAGACCAGATACATCCCAGTCATTTGCTGAATTTCTCAGCTTCTTTTGTTGCATTGGATGGCTGTGCTTTGAAAGCCTCGAATTCACTTTTCAGAGAGCTCAACTCATTCAGCAATGTTGTGTTATTCTCAGCAATAGCTTTGGTCATTTCTCCTAATCCTTCGACAGCCTTAGAGAATGCCTCAAGCTTTGCATTTACAATTGATTCAACTATCTCTGCACTCATTGACTCAGCAACTGGCATTGTAGTCTCTTCATTTATCTTAGCGATTACAGCAGATGCTACATCATAAGCAACATCCATCTCAAGTCCTAATTTCTCAGCGATTACTTCAGTAACATCCTCCAATACTTGTGGCAACATCTCTGATGAGATTGCCTCAAAATCTGAGCTTGTTTCCTCAACAGCTACTTCACCAGCACCTTCATTCTCTCTCTCATCAATGATCTCAGTGATGATACCTTCGGCATCAACAACAATAGAAACACCGGCAAGATCACCACTCAATGCATGAGTACCCTCTGGAGCTGGAATTCTTTCACCATCAGCAACAACAAAAACTGGCATCCCTACCTCAAGAGCATCATACTCTATTGTAGTAACACCATCAGCCAATACTGCTGATTCAAATTTGTCAACTGACTTAGAGAATTGTGCTTTCATTTCAGCAATCAATTCTTTAATTGTAGTTAAATCTTTGTTCATACTTATTATAATTTATTGTTCGAAAATCCCTAATTCTTTAAGCTTAGCCTCTGACCATCTCTTTGCAGCAAGTCCACCCCATAATAGATATGATATGGTACCACAAGCTGATTGATCACTTTCATCATAGTATTCCTCTGCTCTTGATAAATAAGAATACATTCTTTTGATATGTGATATATTCCTGGACCTTCTTAAGCTCTTGATAAATGATTGAGAATTCATGCTCCCATCCTTTGCCAGTCTCAAGCAATTGAAATACTCCCTCAATTGAGAATCCAGTAAACATTCCAGCCTTAGCTGCATCATAAACATCCTTGTTTGTTACCTTATAGCTAACTATCCAGGAGCCATCATTCTCATCATTGAATCTTTCTGGAGCTGTGAAGCCTTTTGCCTCATCAATGATATATGACATGATCATGTATATTCCATCAACTACTCTCTTGCTGTTATGCTCAAGATTAACATTGTTGAAATTCTCTCTCCTTGCATAATCAAAGACAATATCCTTAATGGATGCTGGTGAAAAGTTCACATAATACTCCTCGCCAGTTTCAGGATCTCTCCTAAATATGGGAGTATTCGCAGATATAGCCACTCCAGTAATGACTTGCTCCTCATCATTGAACTGATAAGCAATCTTTTTAGAAAATGTTTGAAATGATTTCTCATGTGCTGGATTAGCCACAAGGCTGTTGAATGATACTGTTGTCTCTGGATCATCAAGATCTATAACAATATCATATAGTGGTAACTCTCTAAGCATAATTATTATGTATATTTGTTCGAAATGATTTTTGTATATCCATATCACTCAAGAGCTGAATCTGATTTTGAAATCAAGCAATCTATTGCAATGGTCCTCAAAGTTTATCCTGATGCTGAGATATGGACTGTTGGCAAAGCTGTTACCGGCATCAACAACATTCCATGCAATCAGTACAATAACATCAGAGGATGTGATGTCACAAATAGAATCTTGACTTTTGCTAATCAAATTGGTGGAGAGTTTATTTATATGAACAAAGATTTCTTTATTACTCAATCATGGCAGCCTCATGTGGCCATCAACATGAAGAGTATCATTGTCAATGATGATCATCCTCCACATACAAAGGTTGCTCAGTCAAATACATTGGAATTCCTGAAGCATAACAGATTTACAGCTTACAACTATGAGACTCATACTCCATGTGTAATGGATAGCAAAAAACTAATTGAGCTCTTTGACAATATCAATTGGCAGAATGACAACCATTTTATCAAGTCAATGTATTGTAATGTGTACCAGGTGCCATCAAAGGAAGGATTCAATTGTAAGGTATCAATACCATCCATTGCCAAAGCTCAAGAATTCATTGCAATACAGGGATGTTTCTCAACTGGTGATCAGTTCTGGAATAAGCCTTGTGTTGAATGGATTAAAAGCTTGACTTAGCCTCCTGTAATTGGACCTTGTTTTGTGTATTGGTGATGTCAGATTCCAAGACAACAACTTGTGTTGTGCTTGTTTGACCTTGCTGTCCTTGGCCCATTTGAGTCAAGTCAGTTGTTTGTGTATTTGTATTGGCAGTAAATGAGCTTGATCCTCCACCAGTCAATCCACCTCCACCACTATTCAAATTTGGTGGACTCGGAGCTTGTCCAGATTTATATTGTTGAGATGCAACAACAGCTCCCTGAGCAATTCCAAGACCGGCAACAAATGCTGACCATGGTAAACCGAAAGTCAAAGGAGATGCAGATACGGCCTTCATAACACCGCTGGCTGTATCCATAGCTATCTGTCCAATCTTAAGAGCTTTCTCTCTCATGAACTGAGCTTTCTTGATTTTCTCTTCCTCTTGATAAGCTTTCAGTTCAATGTTATATTTTTGCATTGCAAATTTCTGCTCAATCTCTGCTCTTTGATCAGCTGTCAATCCCTCTTGATTTAACTGAGCTTTTAAGTTCTGATCAAGATTAGCAAGATCAGCCTCTCTATTTGCTGCAATCCGATCTAATCTCAATTGATCAACTTGATTTATCACATCATTGATCTTCTTGATTTCATCAAAATATTTTTGAGTTGTTTCAATTGCTTTCTCAATATTGGCAATAGTTTCTCTCCTTCCTTTTAATCCTTCTTCCTTAGCAAGATCATCATACTTCTTATCAATCTCAGCTTTCTTTTTTCTGTACTCTTCCTGAGCTTTCAATCCAGCATCATAAAAAGTCTCTTCATCAATAGAATCTGATTGAAATGCTTTTAAATTAATTGCCTCTTGTTGTTTGTACCATTCCTCAAGATCAAGCAATTCATTCTCTCTATCATTATTCAAGAACCTTTGCACCTGGTCCCTCAATGATTTTTTCTTAGCCTCTTGCTCAGCAATCTTATCAAGCTCCATTTGATTGTACTTGTTTACAATTGCTAATCTTTCAGCCATTTCTTGAGTAGTAATCTCTGCCAATAGGACTGCATTGCCATGAGCTTGATCTCTCATCTTATCATATTTCATGGTTGATAATAAGAGTTCCTTCTCTGCATTCTCAGCCATCAAGTCTATGCTCAATTGGAATTGCTCATCCTCAGCTTTGATTCTATCTTCATTAGCTTTACGTTCTATCTCAGCTAATCTCTCAGCCTCCCTTAGCTGCATCCTCATCTTTCTTATCTTGCTCAATTCTTAATACTTCCAGATCCTGAGCATTCTTTTTATTTTCCTTATATTGCTCATTGGCATTTTTCTTTGTATCCTTAAGTGACTTCTCAAGCTTCTTAGCTCTATCACTATCAGCATCACCAGTTGCTTTCAACAATTTAATCTCAGCCTCATAAGCTGCAATCTTTTCTTTCTGCATTAGGAGGATTGCTCTTCCAGATTTTAATGCTGCCTGGAGTTTTCTTTCCTCCATTTCCTCAGTATTCTTTCCAGCAGCTTGAGCCTTTCTAATTTCAAAGGATAGATTCTCATCCACAGCTTGAGCTTTCCTCTTCTCAGCTGCAATCTTTTTATTCATCTCCTTTTCAGTTGCATCAGTCTTTGCTCTTGCATTGGCTTTCATCTTAGCAGTCTGAGCATCATCAACTACTCCGAAATATTCAAGAGCTTTTATGATTCCATATACTACACCAATCAGAGGAAACATTACAGCGATTGCGATCTTAACTGCTGGTCCAAGTTTATTAAACCAGTTATAAGCTTTCATCACAGCTGCTGAGACCTTGTCAAAGTTGGCAATCAATAAACCAACCGCAACAACAATGGCACCAATACCAGTAGCAATCAATGCTATTCTGAATAGCTTCATCCCAGTAGTGGCTGTGCTTGTTGCTGCAGCAAGAGATACATTTGCTGTGGCTTGTGCCTCAGTTGCTGCTGCATTTGCCAATGCTGGTGCAATAGATCCAGTCAACACAAATTGCTTAGCTTTCTCAAGACCATTTCTCAATTGTATTCCAAGAATAGCCTCCTTATTCAAGTTATTTGAAATAATGCTAACTGAGTTAACTAATCCCTGGACCGCTTGCAACTTGACCATTGTCTCAGTCAAAGCCTCAGACTCAACACCAGTCAATGCCACTGCTGATTGAATTCCTTGGAATGCAGCTGCTCCAGTCTCAACTCCTTGCAATGCTGTATCAACACCAACAAAGTCAGATGATAAAGCTGTTGTCTGAGCCTTAAGATCACCAATCTCATCCTTAAGATTTGCAGCGTTTCTTATTGCTTGCGCTCCAATAGGACTCTCAGCTCCAGCTTGTGCTGCTAAATTCTGATAGTCTTTCATGGTCCTGGTCAACTCCCTCATAGTAAGTCCACCAGCCTCAACTCTTGCATTAAGCTCCTGGAGTTTTTGGTCAAAAGTATCTATCCCTGTGCTATCTGCTGCTGTTTTTTGTGTTGCCTTGAGATCTTGATTCAAGTCATTAACAGCTGCATCCATAGCCTGGATGTCATTAACACTATTACCAGTGTTGACCTTAAGTGAGAATACAACTGATTTCTCTGCCATTAGCTGAAAGGTGGTGGTGTTGGTTTTGGTTTATATTCAATCAATGGTAAATCTTTAACCCAAAGATAATCAGGGTTAACACATTGACTCATCTCTTCTTGAGATATTACCCAATTATTATCTGCATCCTCAATTGGATTGAAGTACGAATCAGGAGCATACCATTGACCTACTAATTCGTTTTTTTGTGCTTGTGTTAAAAGTCCTACTTGTATC